TGTTGATCCCAAAAATACTTTATTAATTTTCCTAGCTCACTTTCTTCAAACGCAAAGCCCACATATTTTCCATCCAATACAGACTCCCCTTTATCTGTGAGAACAAAAAAGTTTCCTTTACTCGATATGTCTTTACGATATTTGCGTAAATACTGTGATGGGTAAACAGAGTTTGGAAATGCAACATAGTATTTGTTTGGAGCGACCCACTTGCTTAACCCTAAACACACTTTTTTGGCCACTTTTGCCCCATAAAGAATACTCCACGGCAAAGAATCCCTCTTGTCTTCATCGCGAGGATGTATGCCAACATAATAAATGGGGATTTCTTTCCTATAGTTTGAGGGGTATGGGCTAAATTTTCTACTGATCCAGACTGGATCTTGTATCATTTCCCCCACACGGTGCTTTAATAGGGGTTGAATATTTGAATGACATATCACCCAAATTGTTTCACATCCCACGGTGGCACACTCTAAGACTGCTCTTTCGATTGCTAGAAAATCTGAAGATATTGGAACCATAGAATCTGGCCAAGGGAAATTAAAATCCATTTGTGGGCCAGCGACGGGAACTATTCCAGCTAAGTGATAAGATTTTGTACTAGGTAATTCTTCGGGCGAGGTTTGCGGCATAACATTTTTTTGCAGTGTTTTGTTTTATTATATCACGAAGTGAAGAATAAATGAAGACCATATCATCACTTGAGTCATATAAATTTTGCGAAAACTTAACAGCGCGGGAAACAGTTTCTAATTTAACAGAATAATATTTATACTTTGTTTTATCATTTACATCTCTCCCGTTTCTGGCACCCCTAATTCCAACCTCTTTCATCATATAAAGTGTTTTAAACCTGGCATTTATGTCTGAATATTCAAAATCTTCTAGTTGTTTCTTATTCAAATACGAAACTCCAACTGCATCTTTAAGATTGTGCTTGCCGTCGATTCGTTGGGATGGGTAAAAAATTATTTCACGCACGAAATCGTTTTCACTATAAACTAAATCGTAATCATGTTTCATACCGCTCTTAACATCAAACCAGTCATACACAGCACACCTACTATCACTTAGTGTGGGTGGAGGTAAACCATGTAAGTTATAGTCATCAAAAATAATTAATTTGTTATAAGATGCCTTAATCAGTCGAGCATTGGATGTGGATATTTTTAAAATACCATCCTGTATCCTTAGAGATGACACGTTGTTCGACTTAATACACAGGCCAGATAAATTTAAATAAAAATATAACTTTTCCCACAAAGGCAATTTTAGTGAACCCACTTCTAAGGGGGATTTATTTGTTTTTAGATTTTTTATTTCGTTTTTAAAATTAAAAACTGTTAAATCCAAATCGGGGTCAAATCTTTCAAAAAAATAAGGAGCAATAGTTCTGGTAGAAACAAAGGGAGTATTGGTTAAATATGAATAAGCAAGTGCTTCGAGGGATGAACCGATAATAATTTTATCGTGATTGACCTCGATATTTCGTATCCTCGAATGCAAATCACTCTTTGGTAAAAAACTCACAGAAAATAACCCAAAACAACAAGAAAATAATAACCCTATCTACTCTCTCTAGTTCAAGCATTGGAGTTTGTTTTTAATTTTTGTCGCCATGTCAAAGTTTTGTTTTGTAATTTGTTCCATCTCTTGTAAAACAAACTCTCTGTTTTGGCCAAAATCCTCCGAATATAATAGCAGTGATATTCCTTCGCTTTTAGCCCTCATTTTCTCAAAATCAGGAATAATAAAAGAAATCATTTCCTGCTTAACAGGATCACCATCACACAACATTGCTGCGTTCAATAATTCTTTGCTGGATGTTACAAAGTCGTTACATATCCTTGCAAAATTTTCAACATCATTTTCTTCCATAATCATCATCATACCTCACTATATCATCTTCTCCAAAATAGTCTCCAACTTGCACCTCAACAAACACCAAAGGCTTTTTTCCATTACACTCCATCCGATGTTTTGATTCACGTGGGATAAAAAAGCACCGGCCAGGAAATGCGTCAAGTTCTTGTCCTTCCAGATTTACAATACCAGAACCTGCCACAACTGTCCAAACCTCAGTTCTTTTATGATGAGATTGATAGGACAATCTTTGGCCAGGATTAACAACAATTTCTTTTAATTTATAATATTTTCTGTCCTCTAGAACCTCATAGGTTCCCCATGGTCGGACTTCAACGCCTTTTCGCTTTCTCATATGCACCCACTGTTATTGGATATAACTGTTTTACCACTTCTAACACAGCTTTGGCAACTTTTTGAATTTCGCCTTGTGCGCCTTCATGACTTCGTAAATCCACAAATTTTAAAATGTTATTAAGATTTGCTGTGCCGTAATACTCTGTATACATATTTTGCGGCAACAATCCTCTAGCTTGCTCTCGGCAAACTCCAGATTCCAGCAAGTTTTCATAATATTTTCTTACCAAATTGAGGTGTCGCCTTACTGATTCATGGACTTGACAACCTAATATGGGTTGACACATCGGCCCTGTGACAAACTCGTCCTCATGACTGGCTTGTCTATTAGACTTATGTTGTGTTCTGTATAAATCTGGATTATAAAACTCTATATTATATTCTGTATATCTTCTGGAGATTTCATTATAACTCCATGTTCTATGTCTGTGGTGTTGTGAGCGAACATATAAAGGGACTTTAAACCTGAACGTCACAACACAATGTTCTAGTGTAGAAGTGTGACGATGCTTGATCAAGTAATTAATCAATTTTTCGTCCTTCTCATCTAATAATTGTTTATGCTTCCCAAAAGATACACGAGCAGAATTAACGACAGATAAATCGCAACCCATGTGCTCGACATATTCTACTTTTCCTATATTATCATCATAAAGATAAATTGGCTCAATCATTTTTAATCTTAGCCTCAATTAAATTAAGGTAATATTGTTTTTTCATTGCATCTAATCGAGATTTTGATTTAAAATTTTTCCATTTATCGTATATTTCTTTGAACTGAGTTTTCTTGCCAGCTATTTTTGACCAATATTCGGCAGCGTCATCCACGATGAAAAGTTCGTCATACCCTTCTTCACCTCCAGCCCACACTTCATCAATGATGGTTCCATCATTCGTATACAAATGTATTGCATAAGGATTATCTGGCTCATTGTTTCTTGGGCCACCGAAAATAAATGAATCTTGTTCAAATTCTTTTGCTAGTTCTTGAGCAGCGTCAAATAGAGATGTTGAGGTTCTGAATTTATCACCCCTTGGCTCTTCCCAGACCAAGATAGAGTCTTCAACAACCACATCACCCTCTGGTCCGCCTTCTTTATATCCACTTCCAGGCATACCCACATAAGAAAAGCCTGCCTCATCAAGAGATAATTTTAATTCTTTATTTCTTTCGATGTTCTCTTCCTTATTGTAGTCGCCTCGAAAGGCGGTCAACATGGCAAAAGGAATTTTTTCACCTTCTATTCTTCTCTTGATTCTTCCATAGTTTGCTTCATTCAAGATTTGTGGTTTGGCTAATAAAATTGTTTTTGGATTTAACGCTTCCACAATTAACTTTTTTAAGTCTTTTATATTCATATCTATATTCCTTTATTCGTCAACAACCCCTACAATGTAGTTTTGATGGATGATGTTAAAGTTTTTTCCCATCACTTTAACGTCCTCAATCATCGAATTGTCTACAACCAAAGTAACCTGTCCATTATTCTTTGCTGAACTCACGAACATATCGTCCATAGTACCAGTGGAGGTGGTCCAACTTGGTTGATTTGGGTTTAGATTTTTTAAAAATTGCTCACAATCAGAAGCAGCACATAAAAATTCTACCAAACCATATCTTTCAGTATTACTAAGTTTTGCCTCTTCCGGGATAAGGACTGGGCTCGTCTCTTTGACCTCCTCCACTTTCTTCACTAGAACATGTTTGTTGAATGGTTTAAATTTACACATATTTTACCTCGCAAGCTCCTCCAGCGCAGGCAATTTCTCCGCTGAGGTTTGTATTGTCATCATACTCTGTAATCTTAGTTAAATCAACATCTTTTAGAGAGTCCATCATTCTTTTGTATGTCAACTCATCGCAATCTTCAAATGGAGCTTGCTTGTATGAGCCGCCATTATAAGGTAAAACAGATAGTCCATTATAATGATTTCTGTTTTCCCACATCCAATTACTGATAGTGTCCCACTCGTCCTCTTTTACCGAAATGGTTGCAGAGATGTTATGAGTATTATTTCCTCTTTTGTGGCCATTCTTGATCCAATTTTTAGAAAACCATTTTACCCTATCCAAAAGGCTTAAGGCGGATTCGTGGCGCAAGATTGCATTTTCTGGAGATTTTTGGGGTACAGAAATAACAGCCGTATCATGGGGTCTGAAGAATTCATCTTCTACTAATTCTGGATGATTGATTGAAAGATAATGATATATATCCTCGTTCTTTCCCACTCGAATCCTACGAATATAATACTCGTTATGCCAAGCATGAATTCCACTTGAACAACCCAGAACAAGCGAGGATGTACCACTTGGTTTGATTGTGGTTACACGATTTGCAGGTCGAATACCTAACCGAGCGGCCACACGAACATTTTCGTCTTTTGCAACTTTAGCAGCAGCTTTCATATCCATCTCTTGTGCAAGGCCAGAAGCAATTCCTGTCAATCCTATACCCAATAAGGCTTCTTTTTCGGTGGTACGTTGCCAAATAGGGCGCAAATAATGAAAATCAGTATAAGAGGCTTGAAGTGTGCCGACTAAAGCAGCAGCTTTTACCCTTTCATTTAAATCCTCTTGAGACTCAATATTGGAAACATTTACTTCACAAAGATTACAAAATTGAAATGGGCGCAAACCAATCTCACAGCACGGATTTGTTCCCCAATCTTTATCGTGTGTAAAATATATTCCCGGTTCTCCAGAGTTTGAATGTTGGATGCGATCCCAAACTTCGTCAAAAAATTCCTTCTCTACGCGATGTCTTACCAACACAGCACTATTATTTGCTCTAGCTCGTTGTGGGTTTTTTTCCCACCAGTTTCCTGATTTGCAAGCAATCATTTCTTTGTCATCGGCGGAAAATAGAGAGATTAGAGCAGCGCGTCGGATTCCACCAGCAAGGACAGCATCAGCAATATGACACACAATATCGTGAACTTCAATTGGCTCAAGCTGAGATCCTTCTTCCTTTTCGTTCAAGATAGATTTAAGTTGTCGAATGCATGTTTTAAGCGGTTCTGGTCCTGGAGCTTTACCGCCTGAAGTAATTAATTTTGCTCCCTTGGGGCGAATATCAGAAAAGTCAAAATCAATTGTAGAGGTTCCCTCAAAATAGGATCTCATCAATACTTTAACTGCATCAGCCCAACCCTCAATAGAGTCACCCACCAAGAAGCGTCGTTTTCGATCTGCACGAGGGTGGCGGATTTCCGGCAACTTTTCAACATGATGTCTTTGAACTGAGAAGCCGATGCCTGTGCCACCTAACAATAAAAATAAGATTTCATTAAAAGCTCGGTAGTCATCAACAGGCAAGAAACCGCAATTATAAACACGGTTTGGACTGATTTCGATTGGCTTACCTCCGAACTGTAGTGAGCGCATTGATGGTAAAATCTTTTTATCATAGACTAATTCATATGCATTTTCGATTTCCTCTTTCATCTCAGGAAACTTCTTTATGTGCATCTCCTTGTTTCGTGTAACTAATTCTTCCCATGTCTCTCTACGACCTAAATCCTTTCTATATTTTGCGTACTTCATAAACACTGTAATATCTGACAGTATTTTGCTTGCTAGTTCCATTAAATAACTGCTCCTTTCATTAATTTTTTGTATTTATCTAACATAAATTTTTGTTGCTCTTCTTGTGACAGGGCTGGGCCTGTCATTTCTTGCGGTTCATATCTGTCCAGCACCTTAATATCAATATTGGCCGTATCCATGAAAATATTATGAACTAGACCGTCTGGCCCATTGCGATTTTTAGCTATATAAATTCTGCCACCGTTGTTCTGCTTATCCTCTGCCGTCCTTGATACAGAAAAAATAAGATCTGCAACAAAGCACTTATTAAATGCTTCCGAGATTGATTGCATTGTGATGATTTCTGCCTGCAACCCTGTTCTGTTTGTTTGAGATGCCGTCCAACCAACAACATTATTTTCCATCATTATTGCTCGCAAATCTTCGTAGATTGATTCCAGTTCTTCACGCTTTTCCCTTCTCATGGAAATAGTTTTGAGTAGATCGGCATAGTCCACAATGATCATGTCAGGAATAATACCTTGTTGTTTTAATTTTTCTAAATGAGCGCGAATTGTGTTTGTGTTTGCCGTTTTTGTTGGATACTCTTTAACAATCAATTTACCATCAAAACCCTTAAGCTCTTCTCTGATCTCTTGTTTCCTATCTAATAGTTCATCCAGAGGGATTCCCGTGATGCATGAATCGTACCTATTTGCGATTACCGTATCTTTTAATTCAAAAGTGTAGTGTACAACTGTCATCCCTGCCTTGAAAGCAGTAGCGCCCAAATGAACAAGAACCATAGACTTACCCACTCCTGTTGGAGCTACAACCACACCTAATTCACCCCGACCGCCGCCACCTCCAGTGATTTTATCTAAATTTTCCCACCCTGTTGTGATTGCTTCTCGACCAGAGAACATAAATCTTTCTTCAAAATCTTTGATATAATCGTAACCGAAATCGGCGTCGGCACCTGCCTTCAACGCATCATTGATGAGTACAGAAATTTCATCAAATGAGCATTTTTTGAGCAATGAAGTTGATTGTAGCATCGCTTCTCGTAGTTTCTGTTTCCTACAAAAATCAATAGCAGTATCTTTCACATATTGAGACGACTCCAGGATATTGACATTGGCCAAAGTCCTTGCATAGTAATCACGAATTTGCTTTTGAAGAGCTTCATTCAAATCTTCTAGTTGCGACTTTATAACCGTCTTCATAGTTTCGTGAGATGGCTGTTCTTTATACTTATTTTTGTGATGAAAGATTTTTTCAACAAAAACCTGAAGGTATTTAAACTCCAAAAACTCGACATTTAATACTTCAAGCATTCGATCTGCAAAGACTCGGTCATCTAGAATTAAAAATGTTAGTTTTTCTTGAAATGTTTTTCCATATTTTGAAAAAGAAATCTGCTCATTATCGGACATTATTACCTCGTAAATTTGATTCAATATAGATCATACATCATCCAATCAACACTGTCAACACTTTTGTTCAGAATGAACAATGTAACTAGTGCTTATTCGTGTCAATCAACGATCTAAATTTCTGAAAAAGAGAATTCCAATTGAACTCGTGTATCCCATCAAGTGACATCATTTTCAAGACTTCAGTTCTATTGAAAGATGGTTTAAAATTTGTAACAGTATTATTAATATGTTGTGAACTTTTCACAGAAATGTGTGGAGAATAAAGCTGCATTAATTTGTAGTTCAACTCAACTTTATTTTTTTCTGATATTATATTTTTAAATATTTTGTGACCAGAATCAGATTTGCGACAAAAAGAAAAAAGATCGTCCAAAGTGCAAGATTTTTCTTCTGAAAGAAATGAGAAATTTTTTGCAATGGTTTTTAAGCCAGCACCTCTTACGCCGTCGAGATTATCTGACTTATCTCCATCTATTGCTCTAGCGATGGCAAAATTGTTTGGATGGATAGAAAACTGATCCAAGATCCTTTTCTTGTTCAAAAACTCATTCTTAACTGGACTATAGATCATTGTCTTATCGTCACATAGTTGATAAAAATCCTTATCCATGGAGACGATTATTTTAACATTCTCTCTTAAAGAGGGCATCCGACAAACATATGCAATCACATCATCAGCTTCAATGTCTTCAATCATTAGTTGTATGATTGGCATCACATTGAGATATTCAATAGTTTTTTTCATCTGGTCGTATCTATTTTGTGACTCCTCAATCGAGGACATTCCATCGTAGGCTCTGTTTAGTTTCAGAGGTTTGCGGCCTTCTTTATATTGATTTGCCAAGGCTTGGCGTTTTTTGCTTCCGCCGCCGCCGTCCCATACGACCACTATTTTATCAGGTTGAATATCTCTTGTCATTTTTTGCAATGACATTAAAAATCCTTTCGTCCCCCCAATAGGAGAGCCGTCTGCCGCTAAAGACGGGTTCATAACATAATTTCTTATGAACAGGTTCATTGCATCAATTATTAAAATCTTTTCAGACATTTTATCCCTCACTTATAAAGCTGTTAATCAAATTTTCAACGATATTATGCGTTTCTTCTACATTTTTAACCTCATATGCACGTTCTGGGTGTGTCTTTTTTATTTTATCATACAGAGGTTTATCATTACCTTCAGGGATTTTGCACCTATCTCCAATAAACCAAACATCATGGTCTTTAAAATGATTTAAAGCCTGAGTCTTATCCCAGCCACAGGGGTAAATATCAATAGAGGTACTGCCACCCAAAGAAAAGCACAGTTTTTTTGCCAACCATGTACGATTAAATTTTTCTATATATTTCTTTCTCGCGCCTTCTTCCTTATCCAAGTCCATAAACTCCATTCGATCCCGAAGGTTGGCCGATCTACCAACCGGACACCAATTTATTAGAGATTCTCGGTAAGATATAAAATGACCACTCATTGGAATTTTTTTAGGATGAGTCATATGAAAAATATACATTTGTTCCAGCAGTGCAAAAGATAATTTGCGATAATATTCTTCTCCCAAATGTTCACGCATATTCAGGCCAAAAACTTTTTTCCAACTTCCCGTTTCCCATTCTTTATAGTCCCAAATGTATTTTTGTGTGCCATTGCAAGGTAAAATAAAAAAGTTGGAATAATTTTCGTTCTTGTTAAACAGGGATTTGCACTGTTGCATTACATAATTGAAATCACTTCCAGTAACAATTCCAACTTTTGCGACCTTAGAGAGGGAAAGAAGGGCTTCTTCCATCTTTTTTTCAATTAATTGGCGTGGTGGGGTGATTGTTCCATCCATATCTAACAATACAACTTTATTGCTCATCATCAACTAATCCCTACTTATTTTGCATTAACTTTCGCTTCTTTAACCGACTCTTCTTCTAGGTCATAAAAGTCTTCTGCTTTACCGCTTTTATTTTCAAACTTTTGAATAACTTCCTCGTCTATTATCTGATGTACAATTTTGGAGAATTTTGGATCTGTTTTCATAAGTTTTGGAAATGTTGCTGCTTGAAACTTCTTTTCGTAACCCTCCAGAGTAAACCATGCTCCACTGTTTTTAAGTTTGTCAGATGGTTTAATTGCTGTCAAAAGGGATTCGTCATTTAAAATTCCAACCTGCTCTCCACCCCACAAGATTTTAAAATTACAAATTCGACCTTGAGTACCGAATTTAGATTTCTCTAGTTTGGCTTTTACTTCCGACCCTATTCTATATCCATTATCATCTTCAATAAAAGTCTTTTTACCTTTTAGGCCGGTGAGCCAAACTCTTAATGAGTAAGCATAAATAATCGCTTTGCCGCCAGGTGTAAACCAAGGTTGCGACAACATCATCATAGGGTTGGACGTGTTAATGTTTGTCTTGAGTTGGTTAAGAACTAGCAATGTTGACTGAGATTTGTTAAGTGCAACTGTCAGTTTCTGCATCCCCAGCGAAAGGACTCTTGGTTTTTGAGCCATTGATGCTTGTGGGTTAAAATCTTTTTCTAGATCTGCACGGCATGGGGTCATTGCTAAAGAATCCACAACGAACAAGTATCGATTGTCGGGATCGTTTGACATGCACAGCTCGGCGGTTTCAAGAACCATTTCGATGTCGTCGGGCTGAATGATAAGGATTTGATTATCACCTTCCATATCACAACCAAGTTTTTCAAGAAATTCACTTGTCATTGTTTGTTCGGAGTCAAAGTAAAGAACCTTGATGCCTTTCTTTTGAGCTTCTCGGGCAACCTGACCAGCCATATAAGATTTTCCAGAACTTTCAAGACCCGCTATTTCGGTTACGCGACCAACAGGAATGCCTGCTAGTTGGCCTCGGCAGATGATAGAGTCTAGCCAGCGCGAGCCCGTGGAAATCCAGTCTTTAATATCGGCAGGGCTTTCTTGATCTCCTGAAAAGGCAACAGTTCGGCCTGCTTTCTTGTTGATCATTTTTAAAATATCTTTTGATGAGAGTTTTCCGTCACCCATATATTCTCCTATAAAAAAAGAAAGCACTGCGACATTAGATTTTAACATCGCAGTGCTTTCAAAAACTAAATGTTTTTATTTACGCAGACAATTCGCGAATTGCTTCGTCTACACTACTGATTCCAACATCATCGACACTTGGACCATCAATCGGGTTTAGGAATGCTTCCAAAATGTTTTTAACATCTGTTGTTGATTTACGCTGAAATAGAGAATCAATTTCTGGAACCTGTTCCAGTATTTCTTTGATTCCCGCTTTTGAACTTGCCAAAGCTGAGGATTTTCTCTTGGGTACGAGATTTGTTTGAGGAAACGCACCTTTTGTCTTTGGAAGAGTATAATTTAAGGTAAAGTCCACACCAGAATCAGTGTCAGTAATATCACCATAATCAGGATTTAAAACAAGACCCAAAAGGGTTTCATAAATGGTTTTACCATAGCCCCAGATTTTCACACCTTGTTCTTCCTCACCACGCACAATTACAGGGGAGAAAAACCGTTGGCGAACAAAAAGAGACTTAGCCATCTTCTTGCTTTCTTCAGTACCCTCTTGCCACAGTTTTGATGCGAAATCACAAACTGGACAATTATCCCCAAATTGTCGTTTAGGGCAAAGAATCCCGCCACGAGCGCCTTCACCTAGATTATAGTGAAAGTGATATACTTTGAACGGATCCCCATCTTCGGTGGGAACAAGACGGATGTCTTGATCACCCTCTTGAGGTCGCCACCAAACATTGTCTGATTTAGATTTACCACCTGATTCAAGTTCCTGAAGTTTGGCCTTCATTTTAGCCATGTCTAATGCCATATTTATTTTCTCCTTAAGGTAAGATCAGCAAATATCCCAATCTTCCAGTTTTTATTTTTGTATCACCGATGAGTGATTTAAACAATAAATGTAATCTTGTTCATAATCAGTCTCGAAGATCCCATAAGTAACTCTAACACCATCTTCTTTCTTCAAAGAAACAGCATTTTTTATTTTACTCATGAGCGCGAAATCTGATTCAAGCTTTTCTTTATTGTGAGTGTAATAGTACACTATATCTGTCACGTTGTCAAGCGAAAAAAACATTCGTTCTTCATTTTTTTCTAAATTTGACATACCAACTGTTGTTAGTCTTGCTCCGGTTGGTAGATTACAGTAAGTATCTGTAATTGCTTGATTATTTTTATAAACATTAATCATGTGAATTGTTGAAACAATCATTTCATTAATCTTTTCATGATAATTTTTAACTGAAATATCACCAATAATATCGGCTATTTCTTCATTAGAAACAATGTACATTCTCTCGAAAACGCCAGACCTAGTATACTCTTGAAGTACGTTATACACTAATCGCTCTAGCTTAACTTGATCTTCGTTTAATAGTGACATCTCTGGTTTAATATATAAAATATTTATTGAGCACTTCTTTAGGTTTTCTAGAATTGATAGAGTTGCGGAACTTACTTTTCCTGAGCCTGCTAAAACAAAAAGAACATCACCCTTTACCCCCTTAAAGAATGACCTCATTGAGGGTATTTTTTCTTCATAATCTTCTAACTTTTGATGCTCTTTTATGGGGTAAGTATGTTTGGTCTTCTTCAGACCAACATCAATTTTATATGTCAAATATTGAGGAAATTGAGCAAACTTGTCGGCGATATTACAACCGGCTTTGCCCAGGCCAATAACTGCATCCATTATTCTGATACTTCCCGAAGAACATATTTTTTCTGAAATGCTCCACGTTTTAAGTTCTTTTTAATTCTTGCCCCCAACAAATCCCACTTGTTCGTTTCAGCGATTGTGACAACTACTTCATGGAGATCCGCCAATTCTTCAACACAAGGGTTTTCTTCAAACTCTTGGAGTTCTTCTTTTAATTTATAAATTAATCTATTTTGATATTCATTATCGTCGGCAACATAATAAGAACATTGCTTTCCCTGCTCTTTTATAATTGATGGAATTCTGTCTCTTACTAGTTTGTCATACTTTTTAATTGTCATTTGAACCTCTTCATATTTC